AAACAATGTGATAATGAAAACCTATTGAAGCAATTAATACGAATGGATATCCTATTTACGCAGATTAATGAAGTACCACGCGAAACAAATTGAAGCACTCGAACAGCTATCCATCGACAATGATTGTAGGCAATTATTATATGGTGGTAGTGCTGGTTCGGGTAAGTCGTTTTTAGGTTGTGATTGGCAAATAAAAAGACGTTTGAAATATCCAAACACACGCGGTTTAATCGGTAGGTCTGAACTCAAAAAACTGCGCCTTTCAACAATGGCAACGTTCTTCGAATTATGTGCGATGTACGGATTAAACCCCGATAAACATTGGACATATAATGGACAAGACCACGTGATTAAGTTCTATAATGGAAGTCAAATAATCTTAATGGATTTAGCCGACTTACCAAGTGATCCCGAATTTCAAAGATTTGGTAGTATCGAATTAACGGATGCATTCGTGGATGAAGCAGGGGAAGTAAGTCAAAAATGTATCGACATCCTTTCCTCTCGTTTGAGGTACAAATTAATCAATGACAAACCGAAGTTATTAATGACCTGTAACCCACACAAAGGTTGGTTATACAATGAGTTCTTTGATGCTCAAAGGAATGGTACAATAAGAAAGGATAGACAATTTATACAGGCATTGCCAACGGATAATCCACACGTTTCGGAAGTGTATTTAGAATCATTGCAAATGCTTCCTATCATTGACCGCAAAAGGTTGTTAGAAGGGGATTGGGATTATGATGAAACAAAAGACCGCCTATATGAATACGATGACTTGCTTCGATGTTTTAGAAATCCATCCACAATAAGCCAAGACAAATTCATTACTGCGGATATAGCTCGGATGGGTGATGATAGAACGGTAATTGTTTTATGGAATGGACTACACGCAGAAAAATTTATCGCATTAAAACACAAACCAATAAACGAAGTGGTAGACACCATACGCCAGTTAGCTGAATCGAATGGTGTACGGTTGTCAAATGTGTTGGTAGATGAAGATGGTATTGGTGGTGGTGCTGTTGACTTCCTTAAATGCAAAGGTTTTTTGAATGGATCAAAAGCTGTTCGCGATAATTATATGAATTTAAAATGTGATTGTTACTTTAAACTCGGTGAACTTATCACAACAAACGCGATAACATTTGAATCAACGCATAAAGACACGATTGTAAAGGAACTCGAAATGATACGCAGGGAAAAAATTGATAGTGATGGAAAGTTGCGCGTGACTAACAAAGAAGATTTAAAGAAACGATTTGGAATGTCACCAGACTTTTCCGATGCGATAATGATGCGTTGTTTTTATGAACTCAAAAAGAATTTCGGTAAGTACGCATTCGGTTAAATTATTTTAATATATTTGCAAAAAACAACAACTATGGAACTAAACAAAATGATTAAAATGATGGCGGAAAAACACGCCTATTTCGATGGCGAACAAATGGATAGCACAAGTTATTTTTCATTTATCGCTGGTGCGCGTTACGCACTACAAATAATCGCAAAAGAAATCAATGATGACATTTAAAAGAGCAAAGTATTACACTATTGTTTGAATAAATTAATTTTTATTATTAATTTTTAATTGATAGTGCATTGTAATACACAACTCTTTTGATAATCAGTAAGTTAGAAAATAATTTAAAAATATTTTGAAAAAAGTTTGCAGTTTTCAAAAAGTGTTGTATATTTGTACTCGATAAGCAATTAAGCATATCATTAAAAAAATAAAACAATGACAAAGCAAATCACAAAACAAAGAGTAAGCAAAGTAATTTTAGCAGTTTTAAATAGCCCAAACAAATCAGCACAAAGGGCAGCTTTATGGGTAAGATTGCAAAATTTAAGAAGTGAATTATGCAAGTAGAAATAACAAATATTAAGACAGGAGAAGTTATGTTTTCCTGTCTTAATTATTCAACAAAAAAAGAAATAAAAGAATTTTTTTCTTTTTATAACTCTTTTAGAGAAAATGGCAGCAAAAAATATAAAGTTAAAGCACGGAGGCAAGAGGAATAATTCAGGAAGAAAACCTGCTAATTATGAAACTAAAACTATCGCTTTTCGTGTCCGTTTAGAATATGTAGAAAGGTTAAAGCAATTAGTCAAGACTGCAATAGCGGAGTGGTTGTCAAATAACGGCTAACATGGAATAGACGCAACTATTATGAACAAACTATTTTGAATATCAAAAAACGAAAAACATGAGCGACAAAAAACAGGAAACTCAAATAACAAAAGATGAATTAGAAAAGGTAAAGGTTCTAAATCTGTTGATGTGGTTACAGGCATCCATTTATGCAGGTGATGAGTGCGAACCTATCAAATGGTTCTACAACCACCAAACAAAGATGCTATTGAAACGCCTTAACGATAGCATCCAGCGTGAACATGGCAAGACAATAACCGCGTTATGGAATACAGATGGCGCAATACTTCCAAACATTACCGAACAAATAGACGATTTCACCTTTGAAATGTCGACTTATGGGTATTGGATGCTTCCCGAACTAACCGAATACATAAGAAAACAAAAAGAAACACAACCTAAATTACAAGTAAAGCTATGATAGCAAAACAACACATAGCAAATTATTCATCTTGCGAACGATTGGAAAATCATTTTTTAACTACGGAACAATTACTTAGTATTCCTTGGATCAAACAATATACTACATATGAAGACTTTTATAGATTTTCTTTATGTAAAGATGAGTGGGGTGTAAGTCTAATGGCTGAAATGAATAAAGGTAAAGATTGGTGGGTAGTATGTGATTTAATTGGTGTAACTGAAAAACTTAATTTACCTAAATTTAAATATCAATAATATGAATATAACACACGATTTTGATAACTGCCAAAGCGACACCTATAAAGAAGTGATTGCGGATCTAATCTCACGCGAGAAAATGGGGCGCGTGAAATACGGAGTAACCGTTGACAAAGCGAATTTGAGTGAACAAGAATGGTTACATCATGCTTATGAAGAAGCATTAGACTTCGCTATTTATTTAAAACGTATAATGAAGCTAAAAAGATAGCATTAATACTAACCGAATAAAGAGTGGCTTTACGCCACTTTTTTTTGCGCTCAATTTCTTTGTTGTTAATGTCCTTTATATCGCTCAATTCGCGCTCAATTTGTGCGATATATAACACATTGCGCTCATTTATCTTGGTTAACGCCTGATTTTCTCGACATAACTTTTGATTATCAGAATTCAGATAATACATTTTATTTATTGCCAACAATACCAACCGCCTTTCCTCAGTTAAAGAATCCAGCTCCTTCGATTTGTATAAGTTTTTGTATTGCTTTTGTGTATGCGCTATCAATGGCAACGCTATCAAACATATAAATAGTATCAATTTGTTTCTCATAAATGGTTTTTATTTTAATGCGTTCCTTTTGAATGGTGTCTATTTGCGATTTCCATATAACAATCGTATCTGAGTTGGTTACATTTTGTAACCGATTGCATTTAATTGAATGCCTACCACTTAAAAACGCAGCGATTAGACCAACGCAAAACGCGATGAGATTAATATATTGAACCTTCATGAATCCGATAATTTTTAACGCTGAAATTTCTGTTAACTCCTTTCGTAATGATGGCGAATCCATGATTGTATTTAGAGTAGGGATTGTAATCAGGACTTAATTCAGATAAACAACCCACACCCCAACACGTTATTATTTTGCCATTAACATCGCGCTCCGTGTGTTCTGCAGTTTGATGATGATGTCCACACATGGCATTCGCTTTAGTCTTTAAAAACAATCCTCTCGCAACGTTTACACTTGGTAAAAACTGCTTACCGAATTCGTGACCGTGAAATATAGATAACCCACCTACATTCAATTTGCTTTTGCCATCCAACCATTTGATGTCGTACTTATCGCAATGGGTTAATGATGGGAAATCGAATGCGTCAATATCGAATAGTTCGGGTGCTTTAACGCGCATATAACGCCAGTATCGTTCCTCGTGGTTGCCTTCCTTATAAATGATTTCAGCATTAGGAAAATTGGCGCGTAACTCACAAAGAAACTCACGCATCGCGTAAAGTTCATCTTTGAATTTCCGCTTCTTCGGATCCTTAACGAAGTCGCTTATCATGTGACAATCTAACGCGTCACCATTTAAAATGATAGTATCAACGTTTTCATCGATGCCCGTTTGAATGGCTACACTTAACGCGCTAATGTCGTGGTATGGTATATGAACATCACACAATACCAAGATTTTATTTCCCTTTACTTCAAAATGTTTACGACCTTTAGAATAGGACTTGGGTAAATTAAATGGATTGCGTGGACGATCTTCGGTGCGGTACAATGATTTATCTTTTAATTCATGCAAATGACTTTTACCATTTTTACCTTCGATTCTGCGTAATGTACTTCGCGCATCCTCGACACTAATAAAAGTTTCAAAATGTTCTTTGGCTAATTTCTTTGCGAGTGTTAACGTTGGTGTGTCAGGAAAACGATTTCGAACTTCTCTCGCTAATTTGTTTTTGTCTCCAATTTCTCTTGGCATAATTAATAAGGTTGGTAAATAGTTTTGCCGCCACTTTTTATGGCTCGTAGTATTTGCTTTCTATTTCCTTCCTTATTGTAACTGACGTGAACCCAGTCGGGATTGTTTGATGTACCAAACTCCCAAATGAGTTGGTCGAAATTACAACTATTTTTTATATAATCAAAAATTTCTTTATTACTCACACCGCCTAAAATATCTCCATCGATATCTAACGCTTTCCCCTCCATGTGTTGTGACTTCTTCGAACCGCCAATGCGGTTGTTTAATTCAATGCTTCTAAATCCACTACTTATCCCAATCGGTTTACCAAAGTGTTCGCGAACTTTATCGAAGACTTCCGTACAAACCAACTTCAAATTAATGATTTGTTCTGCATTTGGCAAATTAGCAATGCGCAACGCAGTTGCCTGATTGCTTTTTGTTACTTCTTGTAAGGTAGTGTATTTACTTAGTTGGCTCATCGTTCATGGCATTGGATAAATCTTCACTTTTACGACCTATTAACGTTTTAATTTTACCCCATAAATCCTTTCCTGTAACCGATTCAATAGATTCAACAATCGATTTAAATTCGATTATAGCGATAACGGTAGCGATTAATTTTGTGATGGTTAT